CAGCCTAAACAGAGAGATTGGTGGCCGCGCCTCGCGTTTCATTTACCCGGCGGCTGAAGATAGTTTGCCAGAGTTGAGCCAAAAGACTCAGAGGGTGCTTGATGATGCGATGCGCCGATTCAACATGAGAGGCATCTAATGGCTAGTGCGTTATTTATTCCACTAAAAGCGATCTTCGATGATCGTGGTTTTAAGAATGCTCAAAAGAGCATGGGGTCGCTCGGCCAGACTATGAAGAAAACACTTGGCGCGGTTGGGCTAACTGTGGGTGTGGGTGCGCTGGTCAATCAGCTCAACAGGGCTGGTAAAGCGGCGGCTGAAGATGCCAAGTCACAGGGGCTTTTGGCTCTTGCGTTGCGTAACACTGTAAACGCTACTAATGAGCAGATCTCGGCTGTTGAGAAATCGATTGCCAAGATGGAGTTGATGGCATCTGTACCTGATGATGTTATTCGCCCGGCTTTCGCTGGTTTGGTTCGTGCTACCGGCGATGTGACTGCGGCAACAGGTTTGATGGAGTTGGCGCTCGATGTGGCTGCCGGCACAGGTAAAGATGTTGGCACTGTTTCGGCTGCGTTGGCTAAGGCTTACGCTGGGCAGGGTACGGCCCTAAACAAGCTCATACCTGGTATTGCTAATGCCACAGACAAGTTTGGTTTCTTGCAAGAAAAGTTTGCTGGGTCTGCAGCTGAGGCCGCGAATCTCGATCCGTATCAGCGCCTAAATCTTATCTTTGGCAATTTGCAAGAGGCTATCGGTACTTACCTTTTGCCCTATTTGCAAGATTTTGCTAAGTGGTTGGCATCGCCGCCGGGTCAAGAGAAACTTCAAGCCATTGCCGCTACTTTCGGTGTGATTGTTGGCGCGGTTGGCAACATGGTTAGTTTCTTGCTTGATAACACCTGGCTGGTGAAAACTGTTGCCGGTTTGCTGGTGATGTATAAAGTTTGGAAAAACATCTTTCTGGTCACTAAGGCCATCTACGGCGCTCAAAAGGCTTCGGCGCTTGCCACGCTTGCGCTAAAGGGTGCTGAGTCTGCTAAGGGTTGGGCTGCGATTGCGGCGGCTGCGGCGGCTGTTGCGGCTGGTTTGGGTACTTTCGCTGCTCTCGACATGATGATTGGCAGCATTGGCGACAATGTTGAGGCTCTTGATAAGAGTGTTGGCAAACTAAACACTTATGATCCGCCGCCGATTGTGCCGCCTGATGATCCGTCTAAGACAACTAACAAAACTAAGACACCGGCTCAGATTGCCGCTGAAAAGGCTGCTAAGGCCGCTGCGACTGCGATGGCTGCGTATCAGAAACTTGCTGCGAGCATGCAAGAGTTCAAAGCCTCGATGCGTGAGGTGTTGGCTGGTGTTAGGCCGCTTGAAACTGCGATGCGTATTGTGGGCGAGTTTGAGCAAGCCTCGATTGATGCGTTTACCGCTGTTCAAGAAAAGGTTGCTGATGCTCTCAAAGAGGGTCTAATTTCGGCGGCTACTTTCGATGCGCTTACCAGGTACGCTGCTCGCGAGGCTAAGGTGCTGAATGAGATTGCTGCTCAGCGTGATGCCATTGCTAAGAAAATCGACATTGCTAAGAATTTGGTTTCGACTGTTCGCGACTATGTGAGTATCAGCGAGTTGGGTGCAACATCTGCCGAGATCACTAACAATTTCAAGAGCATCATTGATAAGACTGTTGCTTTTGGTAAGAATCTTTTGGCTTTGAAGAAAGCCGGTCTTGACCGCAACCTGTTTGCACAGATTCTTGGTGCTGGCCTCGAGGCTGGTGGGCAGACTGCTCAGGCGATTGTTGAGGGTGGCGATTCTGCGATTACTGAGCTGAATGGTTTGTTTAAAGAGTTGAATTTGGCGGCTGAGGGTATCGCGCAGACTTCGACTGATGTGATGTATGCGGTGGGCGAGGAAATCATTAGTAATGGTTTCATTGCCGGGCTGATGGCGCAGGATTCGGCGTTGGTGAAAGCGGCTCAGGTTTTGGCTGATGCTTTCACATCGACTTTCACTACTGGGCTTTCGGTGGGTATGGCTGAGCAGTTGGCTAAGATTCAGCCGCCGAGTGTGAGCGTGCCTCTGAGTTCGACTGTTACGCCGTTGTCGGGCAGTATGGCTAATCAGTTGGCTGGGTTGGGTTTCAAGAATTCGGCTGATGCTTACATTCGTAAAGATTCGATGGGTCAGAGTTTCTTGACTACTCGCGCTGGTATAACTATCAATGTGAATGCTGGTATGGGTACTGATGGCAAGTCTGTGGCTCAGGCGATTGTCGATGAGATTAAGCGTTATGAGCGTGCCAATGGTGCGGTTTGGACACCGGCAACATAATGGCACTACCAGTTGAGAAAGTCGAGCTTGGTTTTGATGAGAATGGGCCAGGTAACTTTTTCATTCTCGATGATGCGGTGCAGGGCGTTTTAGACAACACCGCCTATGTGCTGGGTGGCGGTTCTTTCTTTTACGATGTGAGCGCCTATGTGCAAGAGATTTCGGTGCAGCGAGGCAAGTCGCGTGCGTTGGATCGTTACAGTTCAGGCCAGGCTCGAGTTACTTTCAATAACCGCAACCGCTACTTCGACCCGACTTACCTGGCATCGCCGTTTTATGGGCAGATTGTGCCTCGCCGAGATGTGCGCATTTGGTCTAATGGGCTGATTGTTTATGTGGGTACTACTGATGACTGGGATTTGAATTATGCGCCTAATGGTGACTCTGTTGCCGTTTTGAGTGCTTACGATGGGTTCGCGTTTCTCTCTCAGCAAACTTTGACCGCTGCCACTAACCCGGTTGAGTTGTCGGGTGCGCGAGTAAATCGTATCCTTGATGATCCAGGTGTTGCGTGGCCTAATGCTGCCAGGTCTGTGAGTGCTGGTGATGAAACTTTGCAGGGCGATACTGTCGAGCTGGGCGCTAACGCTCTCGAGTATTTGCAGACTATTGAGAGTACTGAGCCTGGCGAGTTGTTTATTGGCAAGTCGGGTAACTTGACTTTCCAGGCGCGTAACGCCATTGCGCCGTCTAGCGCGGCTGTGGTTTTGAGCGATGATAATACGGGCGTGCGCTATTCGAGCGTGAGAGTGGTTTACGGCTCGGAGTTGCTATTTACTCAGACTGAGTTGCAGCGCCGTAATTCGGTTGTGACTATTCAAACTAATGATTTGGATGCTCAAAGTAATTACGGTATCCGTACGCTTTCGATAACTGATTTGCTAAGCGAAACCGATTTGGATGTTGCCGAGCTAGGCAACTGGCTGTTGGGCCAGTACGCCGCGCCTGAGTATCGTTTTGAGGCGGTTGAGGTGCTTATGTCGCAACTCTCGACTGTTGAGCAGGATTCGCTGTTTGGGTTGGAGTTGGGCCAGGTCTGCAAGATTACTTTCACGCCTAACGGCATTGCACCGGCGATTGTGAAGTTTGCTCGAGTTATCTCGATTAGTCACCAGGCTACTTTGACTGAGCATCGCATGATGCTTGGTTTGGGTACGCTTACAACTAATACTTTTGTTTTGGATGACCTGGCGTTTGGTATCCTTGATACAGGGATTCTTGCCTTTTAATTAGGAGTTTTTATGGCTGGTGCAGGTTGGCGCACATTTACTAGCGGCGCGGTTTTGACTGCGGCGCAGGTGCAGGATTTTCTGCAAGATCAGGTTGTGCAGGTTTATGCAACTACGGCTGCCAGGTCATCGGCTCTTGGCACTGCGGTTTCTGCCGGCATGATGTCGTTTATTACTACCGGCGCACAGTTGGATGTTTACGCCAATGGCGCGTGGACAGGCCTAAATTACACCAGCATCACTAACTCGACTGTTTCGGCTTACACTGTGACCGCCGGCGATCACAACCGCACTTTTGTTAGCGCATCGACTGCAGCTCAGACAATCGTTGTGCCTGATGTGTTTGAGATTGGTGAGCGTTTTGATGTTGTGCGCGATGGTGCTGGCACTGTAAGCATTTCTGCTGGAACTGGTGTGACTACTTGGGCTGGTGCTGGAACTGCCGGCACTGCTAAGAGTTTTGCGATGGGAACACAGTATTCGGCGGCTTCGGTTATCAAGGTTGCGGCTAATAGTTATCGTGTTATTGGTGCGGTGACTTAATGTCGCTGTTACCTCTTGGCTTGCTCAGTCAGGGTGGTGGGCCGCCAACCGTTTCTGGTGGAACTCTTTATTCTGATGCAACTTATTTTTATAGAAAATTTACTGCAAGCGGCGATTTGATTGTGCAGAATGGGCCAGTTTCTATGGACATTCTGATGGTTGCTGGCGGTGGTGGTGGTTCGAGCGGTAACGGAACTTCGGGTGGTGGCGGTGCTGGTGGTTTGCTCTACACGACAGCGGCGAGTTTAACACCAAGCACTTATGCGATTGTTGTTGGTGCTGGTGGTGCGAGTGGTGCTAATTCAGGATCAAACACAACATTTACTGGTCAAACTTCTGCTGTTGGTGGTGGATTTGGCGCTTTCGGTGGTGGCACTGGTGGTTCTGGTGGTTCTGGCGGTGGTGGTGGTTCTGCTTTTGGAACTTCATTCGGTGGAACTGGCACCTCTGGTCAGGGAACTAATGGTGGCGGCGCGACTGGTGACTGGGGTTCTGGTGGTGGTGGTGGTAAAGGTGTTGCTGGCAGTAATGGCGCTGGCAGCAATGTGGGTGGTAATGGTGGTAATGGAGTCAATACTTATTCAGCGATTGCAACAGCTACAAGCTCTGGTTCTGGCGGTTATTACGCTGGCGGTGGTGGTGGTTCGAGCCACCCGACAGTTGCTAACTCAACAGGTGGTCTTGGTGGCGGTGGTCGCGGTGGTGGTTCTTCAGGCGCACCAGTTGCGGGAACGGTGAATACGGGTTCTGGTGGCGGTGGCGGTAACTTTAGCCAAACCGGTTCAGCAGGTGGTTCTGGAATTGTAATTGTTCGATACCTTAAAACGGCGGTTGGATAATGGCGCATTGGGCAGAATTAGATGAAAACAACATTGTTGTGCGCGTGGTTGTAGGTGATAACGATGATCCAAATGGTGATGAGGGTTATCAATGGTTGATTCAAAATCTTGGTGGCCGCTGGCTGAAAACTTCTTACAACTCAAACATTCGCAAACATTTTGCTGGTATTGGTTTTACTTACAACGAAACATTGGATGCGTTTATTGCGCCTAAGCCGTTTGATTCTTGGGTTTTTGATGAGTTAAATTGTGCGTGGTTGCCACCAATTCCTAAACCTGATGGCGATTATGTTTGGGTTGAGTCATCAAAATCATGGTCATTAGGAATCGGCTAAACTAGGTTTAGTATTTGCACCGAATCCACGCTTTCGGCTCGATAGAAAGTTTGTTTTGATGGATTCTGGCAACGATAAGATTCTGATTCAGTTGGTTCGCGACATTGCTGAGGTTAAGGCGATGGTGCAGAATTATGCCGACATTGAGTTGCGTGTGCGTGAGCTTGAGAAAGCGCGTTGGAAATCTGCCTGGATCACCGGGCTGTTGTCTGCGGCTATCAGCTCATCGGCTGTTGCAGTGATTATCCGTTTGGTTGTGGCATAAATGTCTTGCGTGTATGAGCCGCTAAGGATGAAAACGCGTGAGCGCCGCGATGAGTTGGGTAAAGCCACTATTGGCGATACAGGTAAGCCGCGTAAGAGGCCGCATCGTGGTAACGATTGGGGTGATCGTGCCGGGTCTGCCGGTAAAGATTTCTATGCGGTTCACGCTGGCAAGGTTGTGAAAGTCTTGAAAACAGGCGAGTTGGGTCACTCGATCATCATCGAGCGCATGGGCTGCCTAAACCCTAATTGCAAGGGCCGTTTCGATGAGTACAATCACAGTAACCAGGCCACGAAACTCAAGGTTGGCGACATGGTGACTCACAATACTGTTTTGAATCAGATGGGCGACATGGGTTCGCCAGGTGCGAATCATCTACATGCAAGCTCGGCTTTTGGGCCTGTGCCACATGATGCGCCGGTGGGCAAACTGGTGGACTTATTCAAAGACATTGATGCAGCAACCGCTGTTAGGCGTGCCGAGAAAGCCGCTACAACCGCCGCTAAGCCACTAATCGCAAACCCTGAAGGAAACTGATGCTTGATAAGATAAAAACCCGTCTAAACGCCGTAGGTGGCGTTTTAGGGGCTATTGCGTGGCGTGGCTTTGGGCTGTTTCTGTTTATTCTGGGTGGCGCAGCCGGTACTGGTGCTGTTGTGGTTGGCGATTGGGTGACTGGTGTTGTGATCGCGTGGGCCACGCTCATGTTGGGTGTTGTGGGTGCTATCGGTTATGCGATTGCGACTACTGGCACTGCCACTGAGGAAACTGTCGCTAAAGCTACTCAGGATGCTGTGCAGAAAGCCAACGAGCCTAAGAAATAGGCAATTCCGTACCATAAATGGTACGCTTGCGCCACTTATGAAATGAGTCGGCCTCGATCTTCAGGGGTTAGGCCGCCATAGATTCCGTATGGTTCGGCTGCCAGGATTGCATAGTTTCGGCATTGCTCGATGAGTGGGCAGGTGTTGCACAATTCTTTGGCTATCTTTTCGGCCATGCGCTGCATCACATTATCGGGCTGATCTTCGGGAAAGAATAGATCGGGCGACTGTTCGCAGGGTACACCGCCAGGCGTTTCTAACACCAATTCCATTAGGCGGTCTTTGGCGTTTTGTATTTGTCGGTGGTCACTCACATAATTAGGGTAATCGTTGAAAGGGTATTTTTATGGCTAAATTGTTGGGCAACTTCGAGAGCGGATCGGCTGAGTGGTTGGCGTTGCGCGAGGGCGAGGCGGTGGTTACTGGCACGCTGGCCGGCATTGTTTGTGGATGGTCGCAGTGGGAATCGCCGTTTACTGCGTGGGCGAAAGCGACTGGCAGGATTCCGAGCGAGGTCAAGCAATCGTTGGCGATGCGTGTCGGCCAGGTGTTCGAGTCGGGCATCAAGCAGGTGTGGAGTGAGCTGAATCCCAACTTTCTGATTCATGATGAGGTTGGCACTTGGGCGCATGATGAGTTCGAGTGGGCTAGGGCCAACCCGGATGGTTTGCTAACTTACCCTGATGGTTCGATGGGTGTTTTGGAAATCAAAACCGCTCGAGTGCCATTTGATGAAGTGCCTCTGAATTATCGGGCGCAGGTGTTGTGGTATTGCTGGGTGATGGGCGTGCGTAAAGCCAAACTGGTTGCACTTTTTAGCGGCAATGATCTGCGCGAGTTTGATATTGAGTTTGATGACTTCGAGTTTGAGTCGATTCTGGGTGCTGTAAAGCGTTGGCGCGAGTGCGTGCTGGGCGATGTGAAACCTGATTGGGATGGGTCTGCCAACACTCTCGAAACTGTGAAACTGCTCAATCCAGGTGTGGCTGATGCTGGTGTTGATTTGGGCGATTTGGGTATTTATGTACAAAATGCACAGAATGACTTTGACCGGGCGCAAGAGCATCTGAATGAGATGAAGTCGCGCACGCTCGATGCGTTGGGTGATGCGAAAACAGGGTTTGTGTCTGTCGCAGGTGAGCAGTATGTTGTTTGTACTCGCGCCGTAAATCGTAATGGCGTGATTTCGTTGAGCATCAAGAAAGGTAAAAATGTCTAAGGAAATTTGGGAATCGCAGCTCGACATAAACAAGATCTTCGATAAGAGGCTTGCGTTGGCTAGTGAGCAGCTTACGGCTTTGACTGAGCTGGTGATTGCGCAGGGCAAACTGATTCAGCAGTTGGCTGGTCTGGTGAATCCGACAACACCGACAGACTGCCAGGCACGCCACTGTGCTTGCAAAGATGGTGAGATGTAATGGCTCAATTCAACCTGGCTGATTATGAAACTGTTGAGCAGCGCCATGCTCGAGTAATCAAGCAACACCCTGATTTGCGGTGCATCTTGGTGAATCACACAACACCGGCAGATCGTGCTGTTGGCATGTGGGTGGTTGAGGCTCGAGTGTATTTGAATGCTGCTGATCAGGCCGCCGATTTGCCTAAAGCAACCGAGTGGGCTTTTGAGATTGATGGTGCTGGTATGGCAAACAAAACATCAGCCCTCGAAAACGCCAATACATCGGCGCTGGGCCGCGCACTCAGGTGGGCTATTGGCGGCTCTAAGGGTGCTAGTCGCGAGGAAATGCAAAAGGTTGCTGGTGGTAAAACACCGGCCAAGCGCGACTTCGTGGCAGAGGCCGACAAACTAGCATTGTCTTATGATGTTGAGGGTTTGCGGTTGCTTTATACCGATGCTGTTGCCGCCGGTGCTAAGCCTGAGATTTTAGAGAAAATCAAGGCTTATGGATCAGAAGTTAGCAAACCTTAAAATTCTTTTGGCATCGATACTTGAGCTGCAAGCCCTTATCGATTACACATTTATTACCGGCCAGCATGAGTTGTTGCCTGGCTTGATTCAGTTGCAAAAGGAAAGGTTGGCGAGGTTTGATAACACCCGATCAGGTAATTAGCGAGATTCAGCGTTTGACCGCTGAGGCGGCGAAAGCGCCACAGGCCATTTATGAGGCTGAGAAAGTGGTTGCTGATAAGCAGTTGGCTTATGACCGGCAATCGGCGCTCGAGTTTATGAATGCGCAGGGTACTGTGGCGGATCGTGAAAACATTGCCAAACTCAATTCTGGCACTGAGCGTTTTGAGTTGGAGTTGGCTAAAGCCGAGCTGAATAGGGTCAAGAATAAGGCTAAGCAGTTGGCTGATGCTGGTGTTTTGACTGCGAGCATTGGCCGCCAGGTGGAGTTGATTTACCGCAACGCTGGCTAATCTTGGATTATGTCTATAAGCAATTCTTGCGGCTTTTGTGGGTCATCGTTTGAGGTGTCGCACAATCAAGAGGTGAAGTTGTGGCGTGAGTGGCGCGAAACTCATCGTTGCGAGAGTTCGCCTGATGTGACTGAAACAAACATTATGACTAGCGCCGAAACATCCACTGAGCGCATTGGGTTTCAGATGAAGTCGCTCAACATCGAGCTGCCTGATAAGCCGGGCTGGGATGATGAATGAGGCCGAAAGAGTTTCTGCGACTGCTTGAGCGCGATAAGCATTGTTTGCATTGTGGCTCTACCGGCGATGATCTAATTCCGCAGCATCGAGCCAACAGAGGGTTTGGTGGCGCTCGGCCTGATTCGCCGTATAACAGGCCATCGAATCTGATTGTGTTGTGCAGCGAGGCTAATTTTCTGATGGAGTTTGATGCCGATTTTGCAGCTCGCGCCAGGATGTTTGGTTGGAAACTATCTAGGTGGGCTGATCCGAGTGTTACGCCGGTCTGGGATGGGCCTAAGCAGGTTTATGTGATTTTGGGTGATGATTATTCTCGAATTGAGTTGCACAACTACGGAAAAGGGCTATTGTTAGACACCTGATAGAATTGAAAGCGGCCACAGAGAAATGAACAAACTCTGTGACCGCACAACCGATAACTCATCTATCGGCACTACCTAGAGTACTAGGTTTGCCGGGAAAAGGCAGTAAAAAGAATGAGCATTGAAGCTCTTACAGTTGTACTAAATCACTCGCAAGCAAAAGGCGCGGTGAAACTTATTCTGATTGGCATCGCTAATCACATCAACCCTGATAACGATGGCGCGTGGCCCAGCCAGGCTAAGTTGGCTAGTTATGCAAATTGCTCTGAGCGTTATGTGCATGATGCGGTGGCCGAGCTGGTGCAACTTGGCGAGTTGCGTATTGCTGCTCGAGGTGGCAAAAGTAGCGGTGGCAATAAGTCGAATCGCTATTGGATCAACATCAAATGCCCGGATGATTGCGATGGCACAACTAATCACCGAATTGGCAAATCCCGAACTCTGTCGGACCAAACCATGAACTCTGTGCATGAAACCATGAACTCTGTCGCAGATACCCTGAACCCTACTTCAGGTGAACCGTATATAGAAACCTTAAAAGAAACCTTAAAAGAACCTGTAAAGAAAAAGCCACATTTATTGCCTGAAGATTGGCAACCGAGCGAAAGACTTTTAGCGATGTTTGCTACTAAATGGCCTCTGATCAATGAGAAGATTCAAACTGAGAAATTCAAGCTGCATAGATGGGCTAAGGGCGACAAAATGGTTGATTGGGATTTGGCTTATCAAAAGTGGATGAATCAGGCTCAAGAGTGGGCTGAAGAAAAGCAACCGAAAGAATCGACTCGCAAGATTGTGAATGATTTCTGATGTGGCAGGGTGATGCTGAGAAGATTCTGATTGGCGCGATTGTTTTGAGTCGCGGCGCTTACCTGGATGATTGCCATCTGATTGCAACTGATTTTACTAGCGAAAAGAATCGGAAACTTTTTACTGTTTTGCGCGAGATGCGTGCTGCCAGCGAGGGCATCGATGCTTTTACTGTTGGCTCTAAAATACCTGAGTTGGCTGTTTATGTGCATGAGGCCACATCTGAAACACCGACTTGGCAAAACGCCGACTTTTATGAGCAAATGATTCTTGACCGGAATGCTCGGTGGGCTTTGGTTGAGGTTGGGCATGGTTTGATTTCGGCTGGCCAGGCTGAAGATTCTGATGTTGATGTGGCGCTCGATAGGGCTGGTGATCGCATTGAGCAGGTCACTGTTGGCAGGTTGCGTGAGCAGGTTGAGTTTGTTTCAGACATTCTGCTCGATTCGGTTGAGCATCTGAATAGCAAACCCGACTTTGTGCCGTCACAGTGGGGCAGCTTGAATGAGTTTCTGGGCGGTTTTCGACCTGGTGCGCTCTACATTATCGGCGCGAGGCCATCGGTGGGCAAGTCTGTGGTTGCAGTAAACATGGCTTATCAGTTGGCCGGCGAGGGTGCTGTAAGTTTCCATTCGCTCGAGATGAGCAAGCGCGAAATTATGAATCGACTTTTTGCGAGTGTTTGCAGCGTGAGCATGGATCATCTAGAGAATCGCACGCTCACCGATTTGGATTGGCGCAGGATTGCTGAGAGGCAGGGCGAGTTGTCTAGGCCCATTGCTATCGCTGATAAGTCGGGTCAAACTTTGGTGGATGTGCGAGCGTTTGCCAGGCAGGTTGGCAAGAAACAGAAACTTGGCGCAATCGTTGTCGATTACTTGCAGCTCATGCAGGATTCTGAGCGTGGGCGCAACCGATACGAATCGGTTACGGCTATCAGCAATGGCTTGAAGATTCTGGCTCGCGATCTCGAAGTGCCGGTGATTGCGTTGGCGCAGCTCAACAGGCAGATTGAGGGTCGTAAGGATTCTGCACCAGGCTTAGCCGATTTGCGAGATTCGGGCGCTATCGAGCAAGATGCCGATGTGGTCATTTTGCTGAATCGCGAAAGAGCGATGGATGATGGCGAAGATGAGAAATCGAAAATGATTCTGCACATCGCTAAAAACAGGCATGGCAAAACCGGGCATGTGGCGCTCAGGTTTGATGGTTTGTTTGCGAGAGTAACCGAAAACCGCTAATGTTGGGCCGGTGGATGAAAATCAGGTACAGTGCCGCAAGTGTGGCTTTATTTGGGTGGTTGTGCCTAAGAAGAAACACCTGGCTCAGTACTGTGCGAGTTGCCGGGCTAAACCGGCCAAGATGGTGAAATACAATGGCGAGATCTGCGTGCCGTTTCATGGCAAATTTGACCGCGAAGATCGCCCTATTGTCGATGGCGTTTTGTTTATGCCTGGTGACCGCGTTTGTGGCCATTCCGATTGTGTGGCTGTTGCTCACATTGTCGGTGGGTCTAAATAGAATCAAAGAATCTCTAAAGAAAAGGTGAATCATGGCTAAAAATCTAGTTGTAACAATTCAGGGCTACGCTGGCGAAACTAAGGAATCTAAGGGCGGCCAGTATGTTGTTGTGCCTGTGCCGGTGAATCGTAAGAATGATGCTGGCGAGTGGGAAACTGTCGAAAAGCATTACTTCAATGTTGCGCTCGATGGGCTAAACCTGGTGAAAGATAATCTTTACAAGATCACTGGTGAGCTGAAGATTAGCAAGTGGAAAAACGATGCTGGCGAAACTCAGGTTTCTTTCTGGGTGTCGAAAGCAACCGCTGAGCAGTTGGCTAAGTCGGGTAAGCCTGGCGACCCTAGCGCAGCAGATTTGCTCACAGGATTTGGCGCAACGCCGTTCTAATGATCAAGCTCTTTGTTTTAGTTTTCTTCGCTGGCAACTCAATCTTTATGTGGTTGTCTGTGGATAATTCTGCGTTGCCTATCCCGGTGCGTTTTCTTGCGTTTCTGTTGCTGGCGTTGAATGTGTTTACCGCTGCAGGGTTTGTGGCTAGGCGTGGCTGAAGATTTAGGCCGCGACTATGCGTTGCTGTTTGTGGATGGGCGGCCAGCGCCACAGGGTAGCAAGAATGCGTTTGTTATCGGTAAGCGAGCTGTAATGGTTGAGGCAAGCAAACATCTACCGGCTTGGCGCAACGATGTAATTCTGGCTGTAAAGAAACTCTTTTATGAAACTGAAGATGTGGCTAAGTTTGTGCAGCCGGTCAAGGTGCGCATGACTTTCTACATTGAGCGGCCTAAGCAACCTAAATGGCGAATCTATCCAGGTGGAAAGCCGGATTTAGATCACTACATACGCGGATGCGCCGATGCGCTGGTAATCGGTGGTTTGCTACAGGATGACTCACTGATTGTGAAGATTCAGGCCGAAAAGGTCTGGTGCGGCCCTGATACTAAGCCTGAGCCTGGCGCTAAGGTCGAAATTTGGCGTTTGTAACGCTTTGATAACGGCCTGAAATTAGGGCGTGTAAATGTTTGACCTGAGCCTAATTTGTGCCTAACCTGAATCATGTCGGTATAGGGCCGGCAGAAAGATAGGACAAAATGAACACTTATTTGGTACAGGTTGGAAATGGCGA